GTTGCTAATCCACTCCATGTCTGCATCGGAGTCGGTGACCATCTGCCCCGCCTGCACGCCTACCAGCCGGTAGCAGATCGAATGGATCGTGCGGAACCACCCCTCGCGGGCCAGCAACGCCTCTTCCACTCCCCAGGCAGTCGCCGCCCGGCTCACGGCCTCACCGCGAGCCGCCCGCGTGAACGAGGCAAATCCGAGCCGCAGGGGGTTGCCCCCGATTTCCGGCAGCACCCGGTCCATGATCCGCAGCAATTCGGTCGTCTTGCCCGTCCCAGCCCCCCCAATCAGCCTCGCCACAGTCGCCGTCATGCCATTCTCCCCCTCGCACGTGGTACGAAAAGCACGCCGCACCGCAGATTCCCCGTCGCAAAAGTTTTTCCGCACGGGTTTCCGGTCCACGGAAAGCGCTGTTTTCCCCGTGTTTATCGACAATTCTGACCCTTGTTCCGAAAAACCGATCGCCAACACCCCAAACGGCCCCCTCTTCAAAATCGCCTATATACCTAGAGGGATTTGATCGGCCCGCCCCCGCCGTCCTCCGTCGCCTCCGTCGCCATCCGCTCAAGTTCAGCGAACTCGCGCCGCGTCCAGACGACGTAGGTGCGATGCTGGTCTCCGGGGTGCCGGTGCCGGCCGTGGTTCCATTCCCGCATGTCGAGCCGAGCGAGCAGCCGCCGTTTGAATGCCAGCCGCTCCCCCTCAGAGAGCTTGTGTGACCGCTCGATGTCCTCCCAGGCCCGCGACCAGCCGAACCACAGCGTGCCGTCCTGACGCCACGTAGCCCGCCCAGACGCGTCGGGGATGTCGTCCTCCCCCGGTGGCGACGCCGCACACAGCCGGTCGTAGAGCCAGCCAGCCAGAACGACGTACCGCAGGCTCGACGCGCCCGGCCACTCCTCGTCAGCGATATCCAGCAGCTTGGCCTTGATGCCCTTCGTCTTCCTGGCCACGGGCGTCTTGCTACTGCGGCGGTCGCTGACCTTGAGCCCGCCGTCCCAGATGCCGTGCCACGTCTTCGGCTCGGCGTCGAGCATGACCTTGCCCGTCGCCGACAGCACCGCCGCGGCGACTTTCGTGGCTGAGCGATACTGATCGACGGTCAGCGAGACGTTGCCGGTGTTGTTCGCCGTGTGCGGCTTCCACGCGGGCACGTGCAGCCGGTACTCCAGAGGGTCAGAGTGGACGATCGTCAATCGCCACTCCCCCGGCCCCCACTCCGGCTCGGAGTCGGTGTCGGGAAACAGCGGCGCGAACGACAGGCCGTTAGCCGTGAATACTTCGAGTGTCTTTTTCGGGCGCTTGGCAGTGGCCGTGCCGTCACCGTCAGACGCGTGTTCGCATGACTGCCCCGCGTCGCCTGTCGCCTCACCACCGCTGCCTGCCCCACTCTCCGCGGCGGGCTTCACGATTCCCGCCACCTCCATCGCAGACTGCGGGTCGTGAAGCGAAGATTGGGACTTCCGCACGAACGCAATCGCTGATCGGTAGATCGCCGTCACCTCGTCGTCGGACAGAGGGGGGCGGCACTGGAGCGCGTTGATCGCCCGCACTTTGGCGAGCAAGTCCTGCTGCTCCAGCGGAGTCTCTAGCGCCGGCCCTGCCCGGAACGCCTCGCGGACGGCGAACCGGTGTAGATCGCTGTTTCGCCCACCCTCCACGACCGGCTCCTGAAGGATCATCCTCGCCGGCCGGCGTCGCTCCGCGGTCAGCCCCCCGCCCTCGTCATTCCACAGTAGGGACAGCAGCCTTTCGGGAATCGGCGCCGGCTCAAGGTCGGCCGGCGACATCCCCTCGACCCACTGGTAGGTCGCGCCGGTGTGATGCGTCGATGGAGGGATCACTGACTGCGATGCCCGCCCGCCGTTGCCGAACCGGAACTCGATGCCGCGGACCTTGCGGACCTGCACCGGGGGCAATGCCTCATCCCACTTGAATAGTCGATGCGGGCCGCGGCCGGCACGGTAAGTCGGTGTCCAGATCTCGCCAAGCTCCAGATCCTTCCACGCCTGCGCCGCCTCGGGGCCGTCCAGTTCAACGTCGATGATGCCCGACTTCGGCCCGAGCAAAACGCCGATGTTGACTGGCCGATCGGTCGCCAGCCATGCCGCGATCTTGTCTTCGTCGTCAGTCGCCGTGAACTGCCAAGCGTCGTCGCACGGGTGTTTGCCCGGCGTGCCGCAGTCTCGCCCTTTCCAGCAGGTGCAGACCTTTGGCTCGGTCACGCTGTACAGCCGGACCAACTTCCATCCGCGGTCGTACGTTCCGGCAAGTGATCCCAGGCTGATCCGTGCCACTGCGGTCCTCCGTATTTGCGCGTCGTCCATCGCGTCTCCGCTCGTGAAATAAAACGCCCCAGGCAGGAGTCGAACCCGCCCGGCCTTTCGGCCGGCAACACCACTGGGGCTGACCGATCATCTCACCGAGTAGCGGCGGCAGGCATACCACCGCCCATCGCGGCCAAGGGCAACGCCTTCGTCCACGACCCGCCCGCCGTTGTTGCAGCAGTTGCCGAGGGCCGCGGCCGGCGTCGAGCCGATGCCGACCCCCTCGTAGCCCCCGTGTCCGCCGTGATGCCCGTGCCTCCCCTCTGCCGCTTGAATCTCCGCGACTCCCTGAGCCGTCGCCGTCGAGCCACGAACGACGTTGCGCGTCGTCGCGGTCGTCGTGCCGCACCCGTCAGATGTACAGACCGTCTCGCTGCTGCGAGACGTGTACCGCTTACCGAACAGCCCCGCCTCCGCCACGCTGCCACCGATCACCAGAGCCGCCACCGTCAACACGATCCGTCGTGTCATGGTCACTCCTCCTCATTGCCTCACCGATCACACGCCGCCACGCGGCGGCGTTTTTTCACTGGCCCAGAGGCGGGGCGGCGGTGCGATTCCCAGTCCGCTCGGCAGACCGGCCGCCGCCCCGCGTGCTCCGGGTGTCGTTTTACTCGCCGTCAATCTCCATCTGCCGCTCGACTGCCATCAGCGGATCGGTATACAGCCGCTTGACCGCCAGCCCCGCCTCGCGTGACAGCTTGCCCGTGACTCGCGGCACGATCTGCGAGAAGTCCTTCCCTCCCTGTGACACCGCCTTGTCGAGCGTCAGGCCGACGCGGACGCGCCAGTGTGGCACTTCCAGTCGCGTCAGAAACGGGCACACCGTCTTCAGCGATCCCGGTCCTGCCGACACCAGCACGGGAAACGCCTGCCCCGCCTGCAAAACGGCAAGCAGCCGTGACTCCTTGCACCGCCGTCCGTGCCCGCCCTTTCCGGTGCCGTCCTTGTTCCACGGCAACCGCTGCCAGTCGTAGAGGTTGTCACCCACGCGACAACTCTCCAGCACCGCAGCGTCCAGATCGCCGAGGTCATCGCTGACACGTTCGGCGGTCTTGAGGTCGTACGACACCAGCACGGGCGGCCTGCCCTTCGTCATTTCCTCCGCCCCCCACAGCGTGCCGCGCTTGCCGACGTACACCAGAACGCCCTCGATCGTCTTTTCCTCGACCTCGTTGTTTCCGCTGTCGAGGTACGACCACGTTTTGCCGCCGGCGGCCGGCGTCTTGACTCGCACCAGAGCCCGCAGATCGAAGCCGCTGCCGCCAGTGTTCGCCGCGATCGCCTCTGCCAGATCGCTGTCGGCTTGAAACGCAGGGAACATCGACATATCGACGTCGGGGATGCGGGACAAGGCCCCACCGCCAACCGCCGCCACCGCCGTCTCGTTGCTCGTTGAAGATGAACTTTTTGACACTGCATCTGCTCCATGGAGAAAAGAAACTCAAACAACCGCCACGTTCAGCCGACCGATCGGCTGAACAACTTCGACTCGACGTACTCGGTCACGAGCCCGGCGAACGCCGTGCCCTCGGCGAACGACGCACCACGCTCGCGGCCGGCAGCCTTCGCACGTTCCTTGAGCCACGCCTTGAGCGTTGTCGTCGCCACGGTCGTGATCTCGTCCGCGATGCCCTCGCGACGAGCCGCTTCAAGCACGCGCTCTCGTGCTTCGGCAGACACCGACAGCCGCAACTCCTCCTGCATCCACCACGTTCGGCCGGCGACTCGGCATCCGTCGAGGCCGCTGGTCGCCAGCGACTCCAGTGCCAGACGCTCCAGCCGATCCAGTTCGGCGTTCACGGTCTTGGCCTGCCGCTCGACCTCCGACTTGCGGTCCCGCAGTTCTGCAATCTGCGCCAGCGTGTCGGCCAGATCGGCCGGCACCGCCTCAATGATCGCCCGCTCGTCACTCGTCATTCGTTCGCCCTCCGCTTTCGTCACCGCACCGCGGTCGCCCGAGACGACAGCCGCCCCAGAACCGACTCGATGATGTCCTGCTTACTCGTCAGTGCCCGATACACCGCCTCATCCACAGTGTCGCGAGCGACGAGGTGGTAGTAGTGGCAGCACTTCGCCTGCTGCCCCGGCCGGCGGATGCGTCGCAGCGCCTGCTCGTAGATGCCCGGTGACCAATCAATGCTCCAGAACACCGCATGCCGTGCCCGCGTCAGGTCGATGCCCTCGCTGCCGCTGCGAATCTGCACCGCCACGACGTCCGTCTTACCCTGCTGCCAGTCGGCGAGATCCTTCCTGGCTCCGCTGACCTCGGAGTAACCGCGTCCCGTCTCGCGGCACAGCGCCTCAATCTCGGTCGCATCGCACCGGAAAACAAAAAACACGACCAGCGGCTCTGACTTGTCGATGTCCTCCATCCAATCGCGGAGCGCAGCGCGCTTGGCGGGGATGCCGTCGATCGGGATCGGCGCCGCTGACTCCTCCGGTCGTGCATATCCGCTGGCAGCCATACGGAGCTTGACCGTGCGGGCCAGCGCATTCGTCGCGGTCACCACTCCGCCGTCGATTTCCGCAATCAGTTCGCGCTCGAACTCCCGGTAAAAACGCCTTGTCGCCGGCGACAACTCGACTGGGATCTGCTGATGCGTCTCCTCTGGCAGGTCCAGCACGTCCTCCGTCGCCACCCGCCAGATGAACGGATCCGTCAAGGCGGCGAACTCGTCTTGCCGCAGGTACCGCTTGATCTGCGATGGAAACATCGGATGCGTCTCGGCATACCGCGATCGGCACCGCGTCCACGACGCCCCCAGAACGTCAGGAGCGAGAAAACGAAACTGACCGAACAGGTCGAGCGGCCCATTTGGCATCGGAGTCCCCGACAGGCACAGCCGTCGCGCGTTCGGGTTTCTCGCCGCCAGGGCCGCCAGCCACTTGCTCACCCGCCCCATCGGCGCCTTCGCGCGGTGTGACTCGTCAAGGATTATCCACGACCACGGCACCGACTGAACGGCCTTGCCCAGGTCGCCCTGCCACACAGCGTCGTAGTTCGTCACTGCGACGACGGGCACCCTGCCGGCAATCTCCACCGCCAGCCTGAGCCGCTCGGCGCGCTTCCGCGTCGCTCCCGTCGTGAGCAGCAGCGGGTTGCTCGGCACGCCCGACAGACCGGCGGCCAGGAGTGCGGAAGGTGTCTTTCCGCCCCCCATGCCGATCGCGGCCAGTGCCGCGGGCTTGTCGGCCAGCCAATCAAGGAACTGCCGCTGGTGAGCCCACGGCCGGAACTCTCCAGCCGCGGCTCGCCGCGTCGCCTCAACCCACCACTCGCCGACCGCCTGCGGCGTGACAACGAGAACGTGCGGCGCGGTCATTTGATCACCTCGATCGCATCCGCCGCGTCGGCATTGATGAGATCGCGGAGTCTGTCGCGGAGCGATTCCACTTGCGTCGTCAGAATCTCGCGACGGCTCAGCAGCTTTTCGATTGTCGCGACGATGGCATTGGCCTCCGTGTCGTGGTAGCGGATTTCGGTGACAAATCCAGAGGCCACTATCCCTGTCTGGGGGCTCCGAAGAACAGAAAACGCCGGGCGCCCGTCGCTCGCTGGTAGACGGATCTCCTCGTATTCGACCGGTCCGCAGGTAAATCCGAAATCCCCCCACGTCGTGCCGACGAACGCTGACCACCGTCGTCGTGGTGTGTCGCCGTGCGGCAGTCCATTTGTCTCGATCATGCCTGCCACTGCGCCAGCAGCCTCAGCGTCGCCCGGCATCGGTTCGGATTCCATGTCACGCTCCTCGTGTGAAGTGCTACGTCGTTTGAATAAGTGCCCATCCGTGGGCGATTGTCGCTCCGTCGTTTGTTTGTCCGTTCGTCGGGCAAGGGCCAGCGGGCAGGGGGAGAACGGAGAAACCCCTGCCCGCTGGCAGCCCTCGGTGGCGGATTAGGCCACCGCCGGCGCCGTGGGGGACTAGGCCACGGTCGCAAGTTCACAAGCCTCAGCCCAAGCGCGCTCCTTGAATGAGTGAGCCGAGCCGAACAACACACTGCGGAACTTCCGCTCCGCACGAACGTCACCCTTGCCGGTCACGCGGAGTTCGTGGTCAGCCCACTCGCTCGCCGCGTTGTAGGCGGTCCAGACGTTCGACTTGTAGCCGCCCTCATTCGTGGGCAGGGCGAACCGATCCCACAACTGACCGAGAACCTTGTCGCGGTTCCGGTCGCTGCGACGATCGACCAGCGAGCCGAAGTATTCGCTGACCTGCTGCGTATTCAACTCATGCGAGAGCATCGACCGAGCAGCGGTCGCGAACTCGTCATGGCTCTTGCCGATCACGCCGAGCAGTTCCTTCGCCTTCTGCACCCGGCGACCGAGGCTCCCGGCGGTGTGAAACAACTTGAGGCCGAGCGGCAGGCCCGCGTCCGACTTGTTGCTGTCCACCTCGCTGATCGCCAGCCGCAGCGTGTTTGCACACACCACCCGCACGCTCGTCGGAAACAGCCGCACGGCACCGGTGCCTGCGTGGTTGTTCGTGATGAGAACGTACTTATCGAGAACGTCGCGGTCGCAGACCTCGATGTTCCCCGGCAGCTTCGCCAGCATCCAAACGTCCTTGCCGCCGCGAAGCGAACCGCACGTGTGCCAGATCGCCAACTCTTCGCCCACCACCTCATCCATCCACGCGAAGGCGTCGCGATTCTGGAGCGGCTGATACCGCAGGCCGACCGCCCCAAGGGCGGCGTGCGTGTCCGTCCGCATCGTCGCCCGGTGCGTGTCGATGGGCTGATGCGAGCCATCGGGCATGATCGCCGCGAGGTCGGTCAGTGCGACCGTCCAATCGAGCCCGGCAATCCGCAGGGCGTCGGCCGAGGTCTGTGCCGTGTTCACCAACGTTCCAAACCCGTGCCACGCTGGCTGGTAGGCGAACATCGCCGAGCCTTGAGCCTGCGTCGAGAAGTCGATTTCGTGAGCCATTGTCAGAGTCCTCCGTTAGTTTCCAGTCCTAAACAATCAGTTCAGCGGCCCGGACAACGCGGCCGTGCCGCATGTCGTCAGGCCACCTCGCCGCGGCGGGCGTCAACC